GGATTTGTCTTGGGGGGCGACATAAAATCCCCCCACCTATTGACAACTTGTAAGTAAGTGGTTACAAACACGGCAAGGAGTGATTATGAGTGTTCCAACAGATAAGTTGATGGAGTTAATGAAAGGCAGCAGAAGCGCCAGCGCACCTATGCCTAATGCAGAACAACCTCCGTCTGCTGGAATTTCAGGAGAAGAAACTCCTCCTATGGCTTCCCCTATGTCCACCCCTGAACCAAAGATGGGAACTAAGGAAGCTGCACTCATAAACATCAGCATGGCGATGGACTTGCTAGAGCAGTCCCTCCCCGCTTTTGGCTCAGAATCCGTTGAAGGTCAAAAGGCCTTGAACGCTATTCGCCAACTGTCTGGTTTGATTGGCCCACGCAAGGGCAAGACCAACGAACTTCAACAGTCTGAAATTCTTCAGATGTTACAAACATTGCCACAGGCGGGTGGTGCTACCCCTGAAGGTAGAGCGATGGCACAAGCACCTATGCCTGGTATGCCTCCCTCTGGCGGCGGTATGCCTCCCCCACCTGGCGGTATGCCGCCTTCTCCCCCACCAATGTAAGGAAACATCATGGACTTGTTCAAACCCCGTGGCGCAGCCGCACCCCGTAGACCTACAGATAACAACCAACAAAACGGTGTTATCACAAACACACCTCGCTTTGCACAGCTTGGCGGCTTAAACGCCCCTGGCAAGATTGGCAAAATGGGCATGGCTGTTCAAAAGCCAGGCGATGGTAAAAAAGTAATTTAATCGTATAAAGAGGGTAACTTTATGTCACTAGAAAATCTGTCCTTAGAAGCCCGTGATGAGTTGGCGCAACTTGCCCAAACTCTTGCGGAAAACCCTGACACTCGCAAAGAATTCTTGCGGATGACAAAGCGGGTTAAACCTGACCTCCCAATCCCTGAACTTGACATTGAGGACTACACCAATCGGGCTGTTGATAAGTCTGAGCAACGTGTACAAGCCTTGGAAGCCAAGTTGCGGGAAAGAGATGCAGTTGAGGAATTACAGAAACGCCGTAATTCTTTGATGAAAAAAGGTTTGATTTCTAACGAGTCAGAAATTGATGACGTAGAAAAAATTATGTTGGAGCGTGGCATCAACAACCACGAGACAGCGGCTGAGTACCATGCGTGGATGAAACAGGCAGCAGTGCCTACCTCTTCAGGATACAACCCAAGTGCTGTAAAGCAATTTAACTTGGGTGCGTATTGGAAGAATCCTTCTGCCGCAGCACGGAACGAGGCAATGAATGCACTCAATGACCTGCGTAAACCGCAACGTCCTATTGGGTTGTAAGAGGGTAATTTTTTAAACCACGTAAGGAGGCCTTATGGCTATTGGCGGCGGCATCCTACCAGCTACAGGGTCAGCACAGTTCAATGAACTGACTTATGTAACTCGTAGAGCCTTTATTCCCAAACTCGTTGTACAACTGTACAACTCCACGCCATTGATGGCGGCACTGATTGCCAACAGTCAGCAAGCCTCTGGTGGTGTGTCTTCTGTAACCGTACCCGTTCAAGGTGCACAGTTCGTAAACGCTCAGTGGTCTGACTACAGTGGCTCTTTTGCCCAACCGTCAGTACAACAAGGTGCTTACAACGCTGAATTTGACCTGAAACTGATGATTTCTCCCGTGCCGTTCCTCGGTATGGAAGGCGCAGTTCAGCAAGATGCAGCGATTATCCCGTTGATTGAAGCACGTATGAACGATGCTACCAACGTGATGATGGACGCAATGGCTACAGCCCTGTACACCAACACCACGAATACACAACAGTTTATTGGCTTGCCTGCTGCTGTTGCTAACTCTGGTACATACGGCAACATTGACCGTGCTACATACACATGGTGGAAATCCACTCAGTATGCTGCTGGTTCTGTTAACCCCACTCGTCAAAACATCCTGCAATACATCTCTGGCACAGTGAAAGCTGGCGCTGAGATGCCTTCATTTGGTGTTTGCGGCTTTGGTACTTGGACACTGTTGGCTCAAGACTTTGTCGGTCAAGAACAATACGTCATCACCCCAGGTTCAGGCTTTGACGGTGACAACAATGGCCCTCAAGCCGCTTTCCGTGCTTTGATGGTTGCTGGCGTACCTATCTATCCAGACCCTTACTGTCCTGAAGGTACTGTGTACTTCCTGAACACTAACTACTTGTCTCTGTACATCCATGAGCAAGGTTCGTTTGTGTTTACAGGCTTTGAGTCCACACTTCCTAACTGGCAAATTGGTTATGTTGGCGCAGTTTTGATGATTGCCGAATTGGTGAACGTCAAGCCTAAGTCAATGACCAAGGTGACGGGTTACAACTACCTCTCACTGTAAGGAGAAAAAGACATGGCTTTAGCAATGAATAAAATCATTCTGGCGAATGCAACCACCAACACTGCTGGTGCTTACTTCTCCAACGTATCACTGACTGCCGCTAACGCAGGTACTGTGATTCCCGCAGGTACATACCTGGTGTTTCCTACCGCAAACGTGGTCATCACTGCCAACAACGGTTCTTCTATCACGACTCTTCTTGCCAATAACACTGGTGGCATGTTGTTGTCTGATGGTGTAAACGTGTTTGCACAATCTGCTGTAGCTGCGGCTGGCTCTGTTGTTGCTCTGACCATCAATGGTGGTATCTCTGCAAACAGCACTTACGCAAGTTAAGGAGACAGCATGGCTAACTCGAATGCTGTAGGAACTCGTTACCCAGATAGTTTCGGTAATTATGTTGTCGGTGTTACCTCTGCTCCCGTAGGTTTGGGAAGCACGGGTAATGCTGTCGCCATTATTCCTACTATTGGTACAAGCTACATTGTTCGCCGTATAACCGTAGCTGGAGCAAATGGAAGCGTTGCGCTTGCAAACGTCACTATTTTTACAAGTAATGACGGTGTGCTTGCCAACGCTGTATCAAATGCAACTGTGCTTGGAAACATCACAGCAACAACCAAGTATCAAGATTTGAACCTGACGGCAAACACCGCCACAACAATCTATTCTGGTTCTTTGTTCTTGTGTGTGAACACAGCGGCTGCGGCAAACAACACGGTTGAAATATCCGTGTACGGTGACGTTGTAACTCTATGATTGAAGAAGTCTATGTAACCAACAACTCCGACAAAGACCTGTACTCTGAGTACAACTTTGTAGGATTTGATTTTCCTGTAGGTAAGACAGTCAAAGTCCCTGTCTCTGCCGCCAGACACATGCTTGGTTACGGTGACGAAAACAAAGAGCCGTATCTTGTCTTGCTAGGCTTGATACGGCTTCATAGTGAACTTGAAGATGCAATGGAGAAGTTTAAAAAGGTAGAAATATCTGAAACTCCTCCTGAAAAGAACCGCTCGTTACCCTCGGCGGTTGGCGTAGTACCCTTGCGGATTGAGAAATCCGTTGGGGGAAAGGTCAATCAGAGGGTTGCTTAACATGAAGGTAACATGGCAACTCTCTCTTCCTACATCACGGAAGTACAGCGTTTACTGCATGATGCAAACTCTGTATTCTGGTCTACTCAGGAGCTAACGGACTACATCAATGATGCCCGTGAGCGAGTAGCGAGGGATACTGGGTGTTTACGCACCTTGCAAATAACGGCTACACCTATCTCAAGCACAGGTGTAGCTGCGACTGTCTGGACTGCGGGAGCAACTGTTACCGCTGGTCAGTTTATTTTCAACAATATCTTTATTTACTCTGTTGTTACTAGCGGAGTGTTAAGCGATACAGCACCTCCCTATCCTGCGGCTGGCTACACTTTTCCCCCGTCTACTCCATTCACTGACGGTACAGCCACATTGCAATATTCTGGCCCTGCTGAGATTATTCCCTACGGAATATTGACCAACGGTACAACCTTAGACATCCTGAACGTCAACATTTACTGGGGTAACAGCCGTATTCCTCTGCGGTACTTGCCTTGGTCAAACTTTAATGCCCAGTTACGTTATTGGCAGAACTATGTAGGCAGACCTGTTTGCTTCTCTGTCTATGGTCAAAACACCATTTACATAGGGCCTGTGCCTGACCAAGCGTATGTTGTCGAG